GGGACGCTTACGCAAAAATTTTTTGGGCAGCCGACGAACGGATGAGCGGTAATGGGGGGCTAGGCAGGGCGCGTTATGCGAGGCAAGGCACGCGAGGCCCGTTATGCGAAGCATGAGTGGGCGCGTGTGGAGTACCGCGCCTACGCCGCCCCCTCGAAATGCTGCCGGGGGGGGTGTTGCGCGAACGCTACGTGGCGTAAGCGCGACACGCGTTGCGTCATCGCAACGATTTACTCGTTGTGCGGCGCAACATCAATAGTGTTGTCATCGACGTTTACGGCGTTTACGGTTTCTCGGTATCGATTCGCCATCAAATGCGCGTCAGTGATGTTCACCTGAACGTTCACTTGCGCCTTGTTCTCTCCATACGCTTGCTGATTCCACTTGCCAGCGAGCCATTGCCGGTAACGCGCTCTGACGTTCGCCAGGTTCGCCGTAACCGCGTTAGCGCCATCGACAATCGCCAACCCTTGTTCCGCCAAAACGTGTGCCGCCCTCGCACGCGCACGCGTAAATTCTTCGCTGCGCTCTGGAGTCGTTTCCGCCCACGAATAAAACGCGCCCTCGCTTACGCCAAGAGCGCCTATTAACTCGGACACTTTCACGCCGCTCCCAATCTGCTCAAACAGTCCCTCTTCGCCGCCAGGAAACTTATGCACCGCACGATTCACGATCGACCTTAACTCCCTACGCTTCGCGTTGCTCAATCCCGCGCCACGCGCTTCGCGCACCGCGCCTTCTTCGCCTTCAGCCTCACCAGTACCGCTCAAACGCGTCAGATCGCCCTCAGTTCGATTTTCTGCTTCCATGTTCACTCACTTACCTTTCGCTTGTTCCATCGCCTCTAACGCGCTTTTGCTCAACGCGTAAGCCTGCTCACTACTTCCCTTGTACACCGGACCAATATCCTCTTCCGCCATCAGCGTCAACACTTCAGCTCCTGGCATTGCCCGTTTAATGCTTACCGCCTGCGTGAAAAATTCCTGCTGCAAGATAACCGCCACCTCGTCCATCGTCCAGCAGTCGCATTCAGGTCTCATTGCCGCGTAGGCGTGGACAGTTGCCGGATCAGCGCAAATCGCAAACACGCTCCCGTCATCCCGTTGACCCTCCATAACACTTACCGCCAACGGTTGAGCGTTCATCGCCTTTGCTTCAGCCTCCAACACGTCAAACGCCCTAATCATCCCGCCACAAGCTGACCTATACGCCTCAACGTCTCTCGCTTTCCTTGCATCCCTACACCGCCATAACTGCTTCCAAAACCTTAATCGCGTTTCCTCGCTCACAAGTTCCGCCAAACGATCCAATCCCCAAACCTTATCCGCCTCACGTTTCCTCTTCATCACACTGACCGCCACACTGTTCATCGCCAACACGATCTGGTCATCCTCTTCAAAAGGATTCTTCAACCGATCCTGTGATCCGCCATACAAACCATCTCTCACCTTTCCGCGCTTATCTTTTGCCGCCATAACCTAAATCCTTTCTCTACAAATCACACATCAAACATCAAGCGTCCGAAACATTGAAGCGTCCGAATGTGTGTCTTTCAGACACACACACATTTCGGACGCGTTCACTTCTTGTTCTACAACGCTTTCGGACAACTTCGTACGCGTTTTCGGACGCTTAAAGGACAAAACATCAACTTTAGGACACCCTAATTCGGACGCCAAAACATCACTTTCGGACATTCGGACGCTTAACATCAAAATCCTTCCTGATTAATCGGCTTGATCCACACCAAATCGTTTCTTATGGCGGCAAACTCAAGCTCAACTAACTTGTCCTTCACTTCCTTCCAACGCTTCCTTTTATCGCTTTCCTCCACATCGTTCCCTAACCTGGCGTATACCTCATCCCGCCAACGCTCTAACGTCACCACGCGATGGCGTTCACCTTGAACGATCTGGTATTGCCCTTCCGTCTTCACAATATGGCGGAGCGCTTCCCTGCCCATCGATTGGTGCTTACCCCTTCCTGCGTTTGGCTTTGCGTTTTGTGGCGGCTTAAAGCCAACGCCATCGGGTAAATCACCATCGAAAGGTTTGACTACGAGCGTATTGGCTAAATCATCCTCGAATCCCAGGTTCAGCTTGGCGACTGACGTTTCATACGTTTCATGCGATTCCTGCTGATCAAAGTTCACTGTTTGCATCGAAAAGTGAATCTCTACACCGTCCTTGCCATCCTTTTGCTTGGTCACCTTAAGCGTGCCTGACATTTGATCGGTATGGCGGGTAATCTCAATCTGCGTATCCACTGCGCCTAGAAAGCTGGAGTGACCGCGTAGACCTAGCGAGGCATCCTTGCCTGAATGGTGGACAACCAGGAGCGCTGCGCCCGTGGCTTCCTGCAAGCGTCCACAGTTACTAATGAAACTGCCCATATCCTCGGACGCGTTCTCGTTGCCGCCGCCAAAGGCGCGGGCTAAGGTATCAATAATGATCAATTTCGGACGCTGGATTTCGGACGCTCGTATGGCGGCTATCAAGTCAGCAAAATCCTGATCGGATGACCTTAAGTTGACTTGTGACCTGATCACGCCAACGGGTATGTCCTTGAGTTCATACGCATGGCGTAACCCTGAAATCCTTGTCCCGATACCGCCATGCCCTTCCCCTGCGATGTATAAGACTTCACCGGCTTGCGGCACTTCGTGCGCCAGCCACGAATCCCCACTGGCGATCATGGCGGCTAAGTGCAGCGCGATAAACGATTTGAACGTGCCTGGCGGGCCATAGAGCGCCATGAATCCCTTCTCCGGCACAATCCTATCCACCAACCACTTGACCGGCTCATCCTTCGCATCACGCCACATCTCAACCCTGTAGCGTTGCGCTTCCTGCGCTTCAACCACTTCGGCAAACGGCTCCTTCTCCGGCACAACGGATTCGGGTTCCGTCTCTGCTTTCTCATCAATCACTAATCGCTGTGGCGGCAAAACGTCCTCGAAGTCCTCAATCACTTTGGCTTCGGCTACACGTTTGGCGAACTCCTCAAACGCAAAACCTCGCCCGATAAACTCTTCAGCGTCATCACCAATCGCTGACTCGTCATCGGCTAAGTCCACCACCTTGATCGCTTGCGCTACACCTTGCAAGTCCCTCACAACGCGCTTGGCGTACTTCCAACCAGGTCTGTCGTTATCAGGCAGCACAACCACTAATCGACCATGAAACCATGGCGTTATGGCGGCAGGCCATTCGCTCGACCCCGCGTGCGCCGATATGGCGACCACATCGAACATGCCAACTAAAAACTCAGCGGCCTTTTCGCCCTCGGTCACAAATACTGGCGCCATGGGCCTTGCAATCATGAGCGGTAAGCCAAACGGTATGGGCGTCCAATTACGGATCGTTGGCACGCGCTCGCCATTGATAAGGTGGTACTGGCGGTACGTCTTACCGCCGCCCTCGACGTCATACCTAACCTTTTGCGCTGTAACTTCACCGTTCTCATCGATGTAGTCCCACGCCATCACCTCTTTCATCGTTGGCGGCACAATCGGTCTGATACCCGATAAAGGATCACGCGCAACCAGCGGGCGGTTCCAGTTCAGCGAATTAGGCAAGTGCGGTTTGATGGCGGCAAACACATCCTCCTGGTCGCACCCGCCAAAGCACTTGAATAAAAACTTCTCACCGAGTTGCGTAATCGCAAGCGATGGGTGCCGATCACCCTTGCCATTGCCATGCCCAGGCACCGGGCAAGACGCAAGCCACCCCCTCTTATAACGCTTGGCGTTACCAAACGCTGCGGCTAATAGTTCTGCGTTCATCTGGGCGCCGCCGGATTGCCTTGCAGCACAATGCCTTCGTGCTTTGGTCCTTTGAAGTCATGACGGACAATGGACCCTGCTGAAATCTTCACGCGATTGGCGATTTGCTTGCCTGGCAGTACATAAGACCCAATGCCCATGATCACCGCCACACCAATCACGCAATCGCCGCACACTTCCGTATTCGGAAACATCGTTGTCCATCCGTGAATCACCGAGTCATGCCCAACCGTTGCATTGGTATTCATAAACACAAAATCGTTGATCCAGGCATCCGCCGTAACGATCACTTGCGGCGCTAAAACGCACCCCTCGCCAATCTTCGCGTAGGGCGATACCGTAGCTGTGCTGTGTATGTACGTCCCCCATCTTTCTTCGTTCTTAACAACAATGGCTTGCTTTGCATCGGGGTCCGCCACGGCCAACAGAAACTCAGCACCAGGAAACGCGCCCTCTCGGATGCTCTCCACCACGGGATACTTGGCGGCATAACGCTTATTGTTAAACGGTTGAGTTGAAACCACGCACACAATCTCGTGCGTGCCTTCCTCCTCGATATAGCCAATCAATTCCTTAGCAAGCCCTCCTGAACCAAAGATGACGTACTGGTTTTTGCGCTTTGCCTTTTGATACATGTTGTGATCGCCGCTCATTGATTGTGCCCCTTTAACTTGATTCTTTCAGTCGTAGTCCTGTTACGATATCTACCACTTGTTCTTCTCCCGCAGCTTGGCTTCAATGGCTCGTGCGAATCCCCATCGGTCAAACCACGCTGCATTACTTTCGTCGATTTTCTGGGACAGATAACTCAAGTCCTGGATTTCTTCATCAGTCAGACCAGCCCATTCATGTTCACGTTTTGCCTTTTCATCGACACGTTCTTGCGATGTGTCGTCGGCATCGACAAGTGCTTGGCGCAGTGCTTCCTTGGCCTCATAAAATTCCTCTGTATCAGCTCTGTACATGTGGTCATCCATGACCTCTACCGCTCGCTGCGCGGCTTGTCGTAGGGTATTCCTATGTTCTTCTTCAACATGGCAGCAATGCCCGCACCTTGGACACTCAAAGTCTTGATTCATCGATCACCCCTAAACGCGTAAATTGGAAACTTGGACAAATCCGGGTAGCTCATCTCAATGTCTTCCATCACCTTTGGCGAGCCATCACGATCCCAAAATTGATTCATGAGCAATAAGCCACGCGCTGCCACATCAGGCATCATGTAAAAGTTCCAGCCGATCATGTCGAAATAATCGTCGTGATAGGAACACTCTCGCCGCCCGCTGAAACGCGCCCGCTTGAACCACAGCATGGCGGCATAGTCATCAGTGAGAATCGCACCGCCCTTGCCTAGCTTTAAGTGCTTATAAGGCCCGGTAAACGACACGCACATGTGCGAGCCTTTGATGTACATGTTGGAGGTAAACGACAGCGCAGCATCCCACACACGCGTGGGTGCTAATTGATACGCGCCCTTAATCGTCTTTCCTTCAACCGGATAAAAGTCAACCTTCGCTCCGGCATGAATCACTTCGCAAGGCACGCCCGGATAAGTTCTTGCTGGTAACCTGATCGTCGTTCCCGCCACACGTTCATAGGTCAACGCTAAGAACAAAGCGTTGCAGCAGTTATCTACCGCCACACAGTAAGGTGCGCCGGTGTACTCGGCAACCTTT